CTCATATTTGCTACAATCCCCCTCAAGGATCAGGGCTCCGTGTATCTTATCACGGAATTGCTGGCCCATCTGCAAATAATTTAAACCTACACTCACCTCAGGCAGAAAAGACATTGCCGTTTCAAGTGGAGTGGTGTACAACCCATATAACAAATTAAATCTTGTATCGCGTCCCATTATCATACGTGGGGGCTTCTCCTCGTGATAAATCTCATTCTTAATGAATGCATCAATGCGATTATGTTTCTCGGGTTCAAACCCATTTTCGTGAACATCAATAATCGCAGCTGCGTAACGCGTTCTTAATTTGCCATCTTTCATACCGATGAAAGTCTGTAAATCTATGGGACCGGTGAAGTGGGGTTTTAAAAGAGCGATAAGCTCATCCACAACACTCACAAATAGTTTCTTATCAACACAAAACTCGTTATCTGCTATTTTCAAATAACGGTTGTGGAGCCCAACTACATCATTGCAAACACAGTTATTCATTATGTATCTAGTCGGGCTGCCAATTTGGGGATTTGGAAACATGATATCATATTTCTCAGTTCTGCATTGGACCCCAACATGGTACTCATCCAAATTTACCTTAACATCTTTCCATAATGCAGAACCCAACAATGTTTTGCCATTCTGGCAAGTGGTCTCCACACATTCTGCTTGTTGGGACAAAATGTGTGGTGCGCCCCGCTAACAGGCGAATCGGTCAAATACGAATTTGACCAATTTTTGCACAAAGTTAAGTTTGACATTGTGCTGATGCGGTACATGAGAATACAAGTACGCTGATGATACTTCATCGGTGGCTAGTTGAATTGTTGTGAGATGACGATTCAACTCCAAGTCGGTGTAAGTGGCCAAGGTCTTCTTACAGTTAGCCAGATAGATACCTGCCAACTTTTGCATGTGGTCCAGTAACCTATTGCGATCAGTGTAACCACTTGCCCATTTGTTCTGGATGAGAAAGTTAAACAACTCGCGATCAATCAAGTCATGACTAACGATCTCAGGATAGTCAGCTTTGACTGTCTTCAACATGCCAATATCTTGGTTCCCGATGAATTTAGTGTAATCATACGAACCCCCCTTGATGCCACACATTGTAAACACAGGCCCTGGAACATACTCAACGATGTGGGCTCCTTTTGGTGTGTTTTCCTGTTGAACAGCAATATCAACAGGAGGTGTGGGTGCAGCCATTGATGGCTCAGGTTGTGCTGGAGCAATCATTAATGGCGCAGGTTGTGCAGATGTGACTGGTGTTATTTCATCAATTGGAACATCCGCACGACCAATATTGCTAGGCTCCGGATCATCCTCGGATTCAGGCACATTGATTCTTGCGTTAAGGTCATTGAGCAAAGTACGTGTATCAGCCTTGCAGGGGTGTCTTATGTTTTTGTGTCCACAGCGACACTGTTCAGGCATTAGGTATCCGATGTCCACAGCACGAAATGTGAGTTCTTGAATCTCATCGTGATTAACATGCTTTTTACGGAGAATTGCATTATACAATTCGTAAAAGGCGACCTCTTTTTCAAGGTGCTGGTTACCACTTGCCAGGGTCTTAGCCTTAACATCTTTAGGCAGTTCCCCAAGAACACATTGTTGTGTGTTGACTGGGACTGCAATTAGGCTACGACGCTTGTTCTGTGTATTGGTTTGTAAACTGGTGCTTACACCAGATCCCTGTTCGGGATTTTCAATTGTGTGCTCCAGAACTGAAGTACGTGTCACCTGCAAGGTTGGTGTGCTGATGACATGTCCCCGAGAAAATCGATGGAGCAACACTTTAATGGCATAGGCGCTCACCAAAACAAGTCCTGTTCTACAGGCTGCATTGATGGTAAAACTGAGAAGTTCTTCGTTTCCAAATACCACAAAAGGAG